TTCAATTTGTTGCTTTGTTTTCATATAATTTTTTTACTCGCCTTGTGTGCCTTCCTTTTAAAAATTTTGTTGTAAAGAATGCTTTACACATTGCCTTTGCAGTATCAAAATTTGTGACATCTGCTCCTATACATAATACATTCATATCGTTGTGTTGTCTAGCCTGTTTTACATCAGAAACATTTTTACAAACCACTGCTCTGACTTTTTGAAATCTATTTGCCTGTATTGCCATACCAAAACCACTGCCACATATCAATATCCCCCTGTCGCAAATTACCATATTGTCGGCAACTTTCATTGCAATATCATTATAATCTGTTCTTTTTGGTTTGTGTACTCCTGCATCTTGAAACACTGCGATTTCAAATTTACTGTCACCTTCTATATCAACTGGGCAAAGCCATGCGGAAAGTTTTTCTTTCAATTCGTAACCTCGATGATCTGCACCTATAATTAAATCTGTCATAGTCCTGATTGCCTCACAATTTCTTTCACTATTTCCACATCAGCCGGAGACCTTTTGAACCTAATTGACCAATGTTGTGGATTTAGTACATAACTTACAATTTGTAATTGTTCTTCGTTCATATTTTTTAGCATTGCTTTACCCGACGGGCAGTTTAATATAAGCCACGGAGAAATTTTACCATCTTTTATTTCTTGTGTTGCTCTATTTAGACTGGCGTATTTGAAGTAATGATTCCACGGAGCACCTTTCTCATCAGACCATTCCATCATATTTTTTACGGATCTTTTTACAGCGTCTTCTACCCTCTCTTTTAAGATAACATCTAACGCATATGTTTGATACAATTCTTCTCTGCACCAATGATCTAATTTAACTCCTGAAGTAACAACGTAATCAATAAATTTTTCTGGATATAATGGCTTTACATTGCTGAGGAAACTCCCAAACTTTACAAAAGCAGTGTAATAAGGACTTTTGCAAAACTGTTGATATGTTTTAGGTTCTTGTTGATTTTGACACAGTTCATAAAATCTTATGTATGTTTGATAACCTAATTGAACTCTGCGTTCATCTTTTTGTGTGAATCTTCTTTTTTGTTCACACATATGTACTGCTAAGGTTTTTTCACGTGTGAATTTTGCACCACAATGTGGGCAGGTGTATACTTCGCTCATAGTTTTTTCTTAATGACCTCTTTGCTCATACCCATTTGCTCTGCATATGCTTTAACATCTTTTGCAGTGTTAATTTTCGATAACAATTCTATTTCGTCTTCTTTCAAGTTTGGAAAAACCTCTTTTAAGAATTTAGCAGTTTTATTTTTTCCTGCACTATCTTTGAATTTATATCCTATCCATTCATGCCACTTGATTGTTCGATCTTCATCTTGTGTTGCACACAACAGTAACCAAAGCAGTTTTTTGTGTTTGCTTAATGTAAAGAAGTTTTTATTATAGTACTCATTTGTTTTTAAAATTGTTAACTCTTGTTTTGCTTTTGTACCTTTTACAGCACTGGCATATCTATTGAGCAAATAAAAACTTACTTGCTTCTTTTCATCATCAGACAAGTCGTCCCATACATTTGTTGCTTTCATATCGATAGCCGCAAGTATATCTTTGATTGGTAATTTATTAATCTTCGTAGCCATATAATTCAAGTAATACTATATACTTCTCCCATGCTTTTTGCAAGCCTTTATGTTTCCAACACATCTCTACTGCTCTTTCAGTCACGTAGTACTGTCTGCGTTGATATTCTTCTTCAATAGTTGCTTTGTTTGATTTCGAAATTAAAACTTTTGGTCCTCTACCATTTGTTTGACCGTAAACTGTTTCCCCACCATCTGGGGAAGTAAAGATCATTACATCTTTTTCTTTTTTCTTTTTTAATTTTCTAGGCACTACAATAATTCTGTGTAATCAATAGTTTCACACTGTCTACTAATATCTTTTACAAAAAATGCACAATGTGGTTTCTTACCTTCTGTAATTGGCACACTTAATAATTGATTGTTTTTGATCTTAGGAAAGTACCATTTTACGTCGTTGTAAAAGTTTGTGACTTTTATTGATCCAAAGTCTGCTTTGAATCCTGTTAATGGATTGAATAAAAATGCTTCAAATCCTCTTTCTCCTAAACTAGTCAACGGAACTACGTCTACACTTGCACTATTTTCTTGATCCCCTACTGCTATATTCCAGTCTAAAGGCATTGTAAGTTCGTGTCCATCTATTTCTAATACTATTGCTGGACAACTGAAAGATTCAACATATATCATTGGTAAAAAGAAAAAATCAGGCTCTTTAGGATTACTGTTATCAAGCACTGAAAATCTCATATCTTCGTTAACGTGATCAGGCAATTTATTCATTTCATATGCTTTATTGTCTAATGTTAATATTCTCATTTTGTATAATCAACCTTTTCTACTGTGAAAGGATAGTTTGCTTCTTTATAAAACTTTTTCCTTTGTGTTAAATGTCTTTTCGCAAATTTACAAGTTGACGTTATATCCCAAATTTGCACAAAGTCTTTGTCTTTTGCCTTACGTATGCCTCTTCCGATTGATTGAATTACTCTTATAAATGATTTGCCTGGTTCGATTAAAATTAAATTAAAAATTCTTGGAATGTTAATACCCACACTTGCTACACCATATGTTGCAATTAATACTTTGTTGGTGGCTCCACTAATTTCTTCATACTGATCTTTTCTGTCTTGTAACTTTGTTTCACCTCTTATAAATGTGCTGTTAGGTATTAGTTCCTGAAGTTTTTCTCCTGCTGTAATTCTATCTACAAGTACTAATGTATTACCTGTTTGTGATATTTTGTCTATTAGTTTAGAAATGTATTCTATTCTTATTGAATTTGTTACTAAAAATTTTAGTTCTTCTTGATAGTTCTTGTGTACAAGTGTGTCAATCATTTGGACAACATTTACATGACAATTACTTAATACACCTTTTTCCTGCAATTCTTTTGCACTTATTTGATTTATTACAGGACCAATGCCTGCCAGTATTGCTTGAAACTCGAATTGTTCTTTAGGCACAGTGCCTGTTAATCCCCATCTTAATGGAGCATGGTTTAAATGTTGTGTAAGAAGTTTTTTTAATACTTCTGCTTTTGCTTGATGCACTTCGTCAATAATAACTGTTTTAACTCCGTGTAAGAATTCATCTAGTGTTACTCTTGCATCGCCATCTTTACTTTTCTTATCAAGGATATTCAAACTTTGCCATGTGCAGATTGTGTGTGTTTTGTTTAATTCTTTACGATCACCAAAGTAAACTCCAACGTCAAGACCAACAATTTTATAATCTTCTTCTGTTTGTGTAACAAGACTTTTGTTTGGAACAATTACTAATGTTCTGCCAACTGGTTCACACAATTTAGATAGACACGCAGTAATAATTGTTTTTCCCGCACCTGTGGCAACTTCTTGCAAACTCTGTGGATTTTTTAGAAAATTATTGATAACATCTATTTGATAATCACGTAGTTCAATATTTTGTCCTTCTGCAACGTGTCCTTTGGGCCATACTTTATCTGCTAGATAATCTTTATCAACACTTGAAAACTGCAAATCAACTTTTTCTCTTTGATCTTCTACTTCATCTATTTCCACACCGTTTTGGTGTAGTAAATTGATTATAGTATCTAAATGATTAACAAATCCGTTGCCTCCTAATCCAAAGAAACCAATTTTCCCGTCCCATCTGCCCAGTTTAAACTGAGGCAAGTATCTCGCATATGGAACTTGAAACTTTAATTTGTTTGCAATTTTTCTACGGATGTCCACAGGAAGATTGTGTATCTTTACATTCACTTCGTCGGCAATAGTTATTTTACACTTCATATTTTTTCAATACTATAAATCATATCGTTCCAGTATCCATCTTCTTTGTCATAATGTATTGTAAGGTCATATTGATGAATCAATTTGTCTATCTTATTATAGTGTCTAACTGATCCAAGACTGATAACACATTCTGGTTCCCAAACTTCTTTCAACAAGTCCTTTGGAATTTTCTTATTATTAATATACACTATTTTTGTGTTAATATCAAGTTTATTATTAATATTTTGTGACTTTACGTAATCATTAAAATGTCT